TTATTTTTACTATACCATCTGTTGCATCTGCTGTAACATATGCTATAGGAAATGAGTCTTGATAAGAAGAAGACCACGTTGAACCATCTGTACTTCTAATAATTTTGTTTATTGTTGTGTCATATCTGGTATGGTATGTTCCTGGTGGAGATATTGTTGAACCACTACTAACGCCAATTTCTTCTGTTAAACTATTATCAAGATAATTATAAAAAATAAACATAGTATTAGTATTACCAAGTGGTTTTCTGGATAAATCAGTATTGATTATAACTTCATCAAACTTTGGTGTAGTGCCATCTAATTCAAATCCATTCGGAATATAAACCTTTGACCCGCTCTTTAATGTCAAGGTTCCAGAAGATAATTCCAATTTTATGTCTTGTGGGATTTCTGTTATGCAGTTGGTAATGTGTGTTTGGTTAATCTTATCATTACCATACTGATAAGCTAATGCAGCACTATCTGCAGCTGCTTGTGCAGAAGTAGAGGCAATTTCAGCATTTGTAGATGCGTTTTGAATTGGAACTATATTATTTGCACAAGTTGTTATATTAGGTTCATTTCCAGCCACCGCAGTCACATCAGTCGCAATATCTGCAACAGTATGCACATCTGCACCAATATTTTCAGCATAATATCTTGAGCTATATTTATTGTCAGCAACTGGGCCATCCATCTTTGTAGCCCAGTCTTCAGCCAACGTTGCAGATGCACTTGCTTGATCTCTATACCCTTTTGCCTCTTGTGCATAGGTATAAGCGCCTGTGGCTTTGTCAGATATGGCCTGTAATGTTTCGTCACTATTTGCTAGACTATTACCATCCCACACAAGAGCCTTACCTTCATCTGGAACAGGCAATTCTGGGGATATGTTTGTACCGACTGGCACTTTAGCACTTCTATCCACGTCATCCTGTAACTCTTGCACCATAGCGGTGAGCTTATCCAAACGCCCTTCCACAGTTTTAGCAGGAAAGCCACTTGATGTATAAAACGGCGTTTCTTGCTCTCTAGGTGTGTCACGAGTAATAATAATGTAAGAGCCTGCAGCTGGCGGATCGTAGAACGCCACAACACCACCATTTTCTGTGAATGTTATTTCATAGTCTGTAGAATTCACAAGCGTTTGAACGCCATCTGTTTCAAGATACACCTTAATGAACGCATCACTCAACGCATAAAAGTCAAATGAAAATTGCGTAGCAACACCATTTGTTTCTTGTTTAATCGGCTCGTAGTTATCAGCAATCGTCATTTTTCTTTCTCCTTAAAAAAATTATACCTTTATTTTTTCTGTTTTGCAACACTTATTTTATTCTTCAATATCCCTCAAAGCATAAGGCGACCAGCCAAGCCACAATAACCCAGCCTTTTTGTACTCTTCATCCTCTAAATACTTTTCAGTATTAAGTGCCACATCTTTCACGTACTTGATCGGCAATCCAGTAAATTCACCGACAGTCTGTGAGAATCTTCCAAGAGCCTCAATATACTCCTCAAGCGATATATCATCACCTGCAAATTGTGCAGTCTTTGAAACGAACTTAGCAGCATTCTGAATTGTTGTTAAGAATGGCACAAGCTCAGACACATCCTTTTTGAGATTGAGTTGTCCAGTAATAAAGAAATCAACGATCCTATTTAACATATCCCCCAAGATAAATGCACCATTTAACGAGCCTAACGTTGCAGCCCTGAACTGTTTGTCTTTATCCCATCTGAATCCATCTGATACAAATTGGAACAGCATAGGCAATAAGAAATGGTAAATAAACATTGTCTTTCCTACTTTGGCTGCATCCATTCTGCCAGTCAGCATACCACGAATTGCATTTATTTCTTTACGCAAATACTGGTTTTGTGAAGATTGGAACATTGTAAATAAAGCACCAAATGGATTTGACTGCCAAGAGGATTGCTCACTCATAAAGCTAGACTGTTGTGTTTCGTTTGTGACTTTCTCAAACGCAGCCATTGCCTTTTCTTCACTTCCTGTTTCATTAAGTACTTTTTTGTACACAGCCCATCCACCCAGATAGATAGCTCCTCTATCGCCTAATTGAACATTGAGCATTAAAAATTCTCTAAAGCCCGTCTTTGTTCCTAAGTTCTTTAGCTTTTCAGAGCTGTTGACAATTTCCAAATCACGGATAATATTAACACCACGAGTTTGCATCAGTTTGGATTTTGCTAAAGTTTCAATGGCTTTCTTTGGATTCTTTGCAAAATCAATTACACCAGCCACAAAATCCTTTGCTGACATATTTTCCCAGTATGCAGGGAATGATACAAGCTGTTTGATCGTAATAGATGGCTTTGCTCCCAACACAGACACAGCATAATTGGCACGGAGCTTGCTAAACCATCCGTCAAACTTTTGTGCAAATGCTTTATCGTTTGTGGCAAATCGAGATATTTCTTGTGCGATACGCTTGTTCATATCTTCGCCAAATAAAGAACGGATAATGTTTTTAACCCTTGTATCCCCAAATCCGCTATTTATATCAATGAGCTTGTCTGCAAACGACATCCAATGATTTGAGTTTGTGATGTAGCTACGCAACACATTATACGCACCACGAATCTTAATTGCCCCACCTTTTGCTGTTCTCTTTTTAACACCTGAGAATCCAGCAAAAGAGGACAAGTCGCCAGTAGAAACATCAATACCAGCTCTGTCCATCGTGCGTGGTGAATAATATTTGTGCTTTCCAAGAACTATGCCATAGTGATCTGCATAGAACTGATTCAGCTTTTCGTATGACTTATCGTAGAACTCAAATAACGAATCGGCAAACGCCTTATCTTCTGCTGTCATATTTTCATCAACACGAGCCAACAACTCTTCATTGTATTGAAGGATGTCATCCTCAAGCATAATCTTTCTTGTTTCAGGGTCTTGTGCTTTCATATAGATGTCTATGATTTCGTCTTTTGTAAATTCTTTTGAGTTAGCACCCCAGTCAATGCGTATCTTTTTCTGCAAGCCATTGATGTATCTGCTGACAGAAATACCATCAGGTGATGAAGATTTGAGTTTTTTGCCTAATATATCAGACAGCACTTCACCATCTTTGGCTATGTTGTACCGCATCTCAAGTTCTTCATTGTACACATTATACATATCATTCAATGCACTTTCGCCAACCTTAGAGCCTTTGTCAAACATAGACAACATATCAAGCAAGCCGTTCCACCCAGTATAAGAACGCCCAAGATTTCTCACAAATTGTTTTAGCTTTGAAGAGCCCTTACGCCAGTCTGCACCTGCACCCTGTTCAAGAGTATTTAACAAAGTGTTTAACATTCTCTGTCTACGTGCTTTCTTTAATGCACCAGTTACAGATTCTGCAAAACGCCCTGTGTTGTACATTTCAGAAATAGAATCATAAACATCCAACAAAATGCGTGGGTTTGTTCTACCAGCAGCAATGCTTAAAAGTTTATTCTCCCAAGCTAATGCATCAATGTCACCAGTTTCATCACCACGAATAATAGCATCAATTAGCTTGACGTTGTCCTCAATCTTTTGTTGTGCTTCTGCTTTGTCTTTACCGACCATCTCACGCATATAGTCAAACTGCTGATTTATCTTTATATCAGGGAAACGACCGACAAGTTTGCCACCACGAGTACGAGGCTCAGACCATTTTAATAAGCGTTCAATCCGTTCTTTTACGACAGATGGTTTAATTTCACCAGACAATACCTTTTCTGTAAAGTTGGCCTTGCCTCTGTCCATTCTGAAGTCAAGCATCTTACCACCAAGCATTTCGTCAAATGTCTTACGAATATTATCGTCAAGCTGAACATCAAGATTCTTTACTTCGTGATAGATTTTAGACAGCCAGTTTCTAAACTTATTAAACACACCCTTCAATGTATTGTTTGGGGCTTTCCCTTCCATCAAATATGCCTCAAACGAACGAGCAAAGTATTCGTGTTGTTCCGTTGTGATCGTTCCGTCTTTGCTTCCAACATATTTATAGATAGCCTCTAATTGACGTTTTGTGGCTGGATTATCCTGATACATACGCAAATCGTTTAAGAAGAAGTGTGCCATCTCGTGAATAATTGTGGATGGGTTTGCAGTTTGAAACAGCTCAATGATGTTCAATCTACCTGCGCGAGTATATGCACCGCGCATACTTTTATTATCATTTTGGAAAAACACATTTTCTTTAGAAAGTGGTTTTGCAACAACCTTGCCACTACTACTTATAACGATCGTCTGTTCTTCACTTGGATACTTTTGGGTTTCATATGGCCTTAATAACTTCTTCTCCATTTCAGAAAGCCCACTTCTATACCCAACATTAAACGCCTCCATCTCACCAAAATTCATAAGGTATATATCTGTAAGTGTATAGTTCCCTTTTTCATATTCTTTTACTATTCCCTCTGCAAACCCTTTTGTCATAAAATCAACCTTGTCGGCAGCCCTCTTCATTTTTTGAACAAGAGATTTCCTTTTTTTATTAAAGTCCTCATATGTTTTATCGGACTGTAGCTCTTCATTAAATCTGTCTTGTGTATAACCCCAACCTGAATATTTATCACGAACAGATTTAACATATTCTTCTGCTTTTGTATTAAGAAACTCTTTCCAGTATTTACTACGAACACTTGGTCTAGACCAAACATTTTGCACCCACCAAAACTTTTTTGTGAGAGCTTTTGGATTGTCTGTTACCTGAGAAACGTTTGCAAGATCTGTATAAAATTCAACCTCTTCAGCTAATTCAAGATACTCCAACATTTCTTTTGAGTTGTCTATTTTGGTTAGTTTGTCTTTTAAATACTGAAGTGTATCTTCTCCACTACCACCACTAGCAAATCCTTCTATTTCTTGAATAGCGTGTTGAATCTCGTGGACAATCGTGTTCTTTTTCTCTGCAGCCGTTTGCTCATTAAAGGCGTCACGATAAATGGTTATTGTTTTTGTAGCTGGATTATAGTCTGCGATATATCCGTTTTCGCTAGTTGGTTGAACTGCTATATTTATATCTCTAACCTGCGGATATGCCTCATACAAATCATCAAACTCAAAAATATCTTCAAGCTTGACATCTTTAGGAATTGGCTGTTTCAAAAGCTCTTGGTGTTCTTTATCAAGTTCAGCCATTTGAGGAACAAGTTTTGACCTTTCTTCACCAGAGCTTTTTTGATATTTATCATATAGCTCACGTTTTTCTTGATCTATTTGCTGTATCCTTTCTGTTGGCGTAATTTTACTTAGTATTAAAGATAGCTTTTCGTTTATAATTTTTGCATCCTTGTCATCTATTTCATAACGCCACTTACCGTCTTTGCCTTTCCACCAACCAGTCTTATCAAAGATCTCATCTCTTGTAGATCTTTCTGATTCCATTTTTTTTGCTTCGGAAAGTTTGTTTAACAATGCTGTTTTAGCATTTTCACCTGCTATTTGGTAATATGTTTTTTTATCGCCAGCAGCCCAATCAACCTCATTCAACATTCCCTCAGTTAATGGAGCTGTCATTGTCATATCAACAGGAGCTGTTTTCATAAACATTGCCGCTTGCTTTGCTTTTTCATCAAAGTCCATAGAAGTATAGTCAATGTTATTGTCTCCCAATACTTTGTTGTATTGTTCTTCAGCCTTATCAAGATATTGTTGCATATCACCACTTTTGTTTGCTTTTGCTTGTTCTGCAATCTCAGTAGGCAGTTGCTTATATTGATGACCTTTGAATTGTAAATGCCAACGCTTTACAACTTCATCTGTAGTCGTTCCCTCTGCCTGTGCAATAGTCAATGCTCGTGCAGCAAATAGACGAGCAGCGGCATCTGCCTCTGACACCTTCCGACCCGCCTTTGTCAAGGCATCATAAAATTGATTGTAGGTCGTTGTGTATTGCGTAGATACATCCATTTGCTTGTTAAACACATCAACCATCTTTTTAATTTCTTCGTCAGAATATCCATATGTGTCACGCAAAATACGTTCCATATTTTCTGACAATTCAACTGGTGTCATTGGTTGATCAGGCAATGCATCAGCATCTAGCTCTTTGTCCAACACCTCATTTGTCGCATCTGCATAATCAGAAGATTGTTGATATAGCACTTCCATAGCTGCATCAGCAAACTGACTTGCCTCTTGTTCTGTCAAATCAGGAGCTAATTGTTTTGCTTGTTCAGCAAGATTTGTGTGGATTCTGTTTACTTTTCTATTATAGGCAATTCCACCAACTGCACCAATGCCTGCAGAAGGGAAAAATCCTAAAGCACCATTATATAATGCTCTGTCTACAACCTCCCCGAATGAAAAAGATTCAAGCCCCATAATATTGTCACCAATATCTGCTGCTAAAGATTGTTGCACTTCTTCAAAAGATTCAGAAAGTCCGCTTAACGCAACATCTTTCCAATAGCCAGCCTTAAGTGAAGCACGCCCTATCTTTTTGGCAGTAGCTTGTGTTGCTTTATTTGTAATCAGCTTTTGCATAATAAGTTTTGATGTTGTATCTGTTACCTTTCTAACAGGAGCTAAATGAGCAAACTTAGAAAGCAATTTTGTTCCTGCAAACTCAAGCCCAGCGTTTACACCACCCTGCAAGTTGCCATATCCTCTCGCTGTGTACGGATCGTATCCCCCTTCTATTGCCTTTTCATAACTTTCTTGTGATTGTTGTGCTCCAAATACTCCAGCAACAACAGCTGCTCCGACATATGGATTTCTTAAGGCTACTGTTGACAATGCAGAAATAGCCACAGAATCACCAGCTGCTGTTAAATCTTTAACGACACCAAGCGTAGGATGCTTTTCAAGTTCTTCATCACTTATAATTTTTTCAGCTCTTTCGTGCCATTTCTCTTGTATTTTTTTCTTTGATTCTTCTATTGTCTTTATAGCTTTTTCACCAGATGCAATAGCCTTGTCTGTTTCCTCTTTGCTTTTTGTATAGATTGGAACTGGTGTGTACCCCATAGATGGATCAGGGTTAAAAAAGCCAGCCTCAAAAAAAGATTCTCCACTTTCTTTTCTGTTCTTTTCAAGCTGATATTTATATTCTCTAATATCTCGTTCGCCACTTAAAAAGTGTTCTGCCATTGTGGCAAAGCCACCAGCAAACTCAACGTGGCCTCTGAGGTGTGCTTTTCCTAATCCTTTTGTGTAATCCCAAATGCCATAATCGTCATCAACAACTTTTGTCTTAGCAAGATAATTGCTTTTATCTTCGCCATTTACTTGTGTATCAATAGCAAACTGCGTGTCCGTACCATCCATTGTAACAGGAACAGAATATGCTTGTCCAGTCTTATCATCTAAAACTGTCTGATTCGGTATATTGACTGGCTCAAACTCCCATTGTGGTTGAGTGTTTGTTTTTTGATTTACCTTTTCAAATTCCCAAGCCATTACTTGCTCCCTCCGTATTTTTTATATTCTTCGTAGCTGACTTCTTTAATTGTTCCGTCTGCAAACTGAACTCCATAAACACCTTTTTCAGGATCGTATGCAGTATTTATAACACGACTTTCTTTCAGTTGTGTTCCAGTTCCTTTATCTTCAGGATTGTTTGCAACTTGTGTCAAACTACCCCTACTCAATACATAAGTTGGGTTAGCTTTTGAATCTCTTAGGGATGGGAATTTATTTTCTGCATATGTTTTCTGGACAATGGCAACAGCCTCGTTGTATAATTCTGTCTGTGTCTTTTTGTTTTGTGCAAGAATATCAGCAGGGCTATGATACCCGTGTTGTTTTGCTACTTCGTTTAAGGCCTCATTATATTGGGCATAAATATCAGATTTTCTATTTGCACGACCATTCATAATGCTCTTATACTCTGATTTTCTATTTTTATATTCGTGTTCTTTTGGCTCTTTTCCAAGAACGGAATCTGTAATCCAGTCATCTAATTTGTCATAGCCATACGCTTTTGCGAAGAATGGATTGCCTCCATATTGTTTCACAAGACCTTTCCAAGCATTCATTGTCGGAATTGCCATATTGTTCAAGAAATCATTTCCCTGTGAAACCGTGATTTTCCCAGCTGCCATATCACTATAAACTTTGTTTTGAAACTTTTGAAAATCTGCAACAGTTGTTTCAGGGTTTGACACTAACTGAACAAACGTGTCATTTAAGTCTTGATAGGCCACAGCCTTTTCCGTTGGGCTTGCTTTCTTTGACACATCCTTATCGGTTGAGTAGCCATTTATTTTATAAATAAGCTCTTTATATTCATCAGAAGCATTATCTGGCATTTGTGTTTGAATTTCTTGCAAAGATAAATTACCTTGTGCAGATTGTTGGAGCAACCCACCTTGAATGTTTGCACTTTCAAGTATCTCATTGTCAAGCTTGTCTTGATTTAGCTTTTTGATTCTATCAGTTGCCATCTTTTTGTATTTTGAAACAAGCTGTGGATCGTCAATGTTATTCTTCCCAGATAACATAGCCGCCAACTCTACTGGCCTGCTTTCTAACATACCAGACAATAATGCCTCTTTGTATTTTTTATCTAAATCCTCAATGCCTTGTTCTGTTGCCCTTGCCCCAAGAGTGCTTGTGGATATATTACGGATTGTTGCAACTTTCTTATTATACTGAGCTTTTGCATCCTCAAAATCTCCAGTTTGTCCAGCAAGGTATGCTTCGTCAATCATACTTTGTGAAATCTTTTTTACATTTGCAGATGCGTTGGCTTGACGTTGTTGTATTTTCCAGCCATCAAAAGCAGAATTATACCGCTTGTCATTTTCACGGGTCAGCGCATCAAACTGCCCACGATAAAAAGGATTTACCTGTTCACGAGCCTCACTATATTTTTGTTTCCTAAAGTCATCCATATACTGTTTGAATTCAGGATTGTCAGGATTGTTATCATATTCTGGCGATTTACGAGCAAACTCGGCTTTGACTTCGTTCTCAACATCTATTTGCAAAGACTCCATATTTGCTTTTTGTTGGCCGTCAAATAACTTTCCCCACGCTTCAGCACCCTCACGAATTGCACCAGAGTATGCAGCAAGCGAACTCACTTTCTTTGTTGTATCATAGTATTGTCTTTTTGTTGTAGGTACTTGCATTGTTAGCCTCCAGCTCCAGCAATAGACATAACGCCACTACCGATTTGTGCAGAAGAAGTCAGCAAGCCAGATAATAGATTTGCCCTTGCCTGTGTCATCAAGTTTTTAATTTGTTTTTTGTATGAAGAGTTGATCGCAGCCACATCCTCACGCCCGATTTGGTGGGTGTCAGCAATAACTGCCGCTGGCGTTCCTTCCATTTCAAGCCCAGAGTTTAAGTATGAAACACGCTGTGTCGCAGCCAAAGATTCAATTTCACGGGCTCTATTTGTTGCGACAATACCAGCCTCGCTAGCCAAAGAGCGGGCATTACTCTTTGCTTGATTAAATTGGCCTATTGATTGAAATATGCCAGCAGTACCTGTAATTATGTCAAACGGACTTCCCATTAGTCTATTCTCCTATAATCAATATCTAATTGTAGCATTGTTAAGTTAAAAGGTAAAGGAAATTTTTGTGAAAGATATATTCTTTTTTCTTTTTCTGATTTATCACGAGCAGATATTTCAACGTCACCATTCATTGGCAAAGGTGGTAAATCAAAGAATCCAGCGGGGTCAAACTCTTGAACTTCCTGCATTGTATTTATATCTGTTCCAATTTCAACGCCAGCAGTATCAACAAAACGCATACGGTATTTTGCGATACACTTTGAAATTGTCTGACCATTATCTGTGTCACCAGTTTGACCGATCACAAACGTATTGGCCAACACTCTATATGGCAATCCTATACACACTGACTGGCACTCACGCCCAAAATTACAAACGCCATCCTCAACAGTAAATGTTCCAAGATAACCACCATCGGCCACCACATAAACTTCTTGCCCCTCAAATCCTGTTAGGCCACTTACTGCACTAAATGATAAATACCAGCCATTTGTGTATGAGCTATAGAATGTTCCCTCCGAAGTCATTTTCACTGATACATTTTCATCATCTATGTATTCCAGTATTTCAAACACGCAGTATTCTGCGCCTGTTTTTGTCTTATACACAATATAATGACCAACAGACGTTGCAGAAAAGTCAGATGCGGAAGAAGTAATTGTGCCTTCTGTTAGGTCAGAAGAAGTTGGCGTGTATGTTAGGGTGCTTGTTTTCAACTGGCTAAATATAGAAGAGCAATCAAGATAATTACATTTCTTTAATTGTTCAGCAATCAACCGATTATACTTTTCCTTTGTTGGATCGTTCTCAAAGTCAGTATCAAGGAAACGTGTGAACTCTACCGCATCCGTCATCCGTTCCAAATAAACAGCCGCACCACGCCTGACAATAATATACATATCATCCTTGCCATCGGGGCGTGTAATTGTTTCAACGTCAAGTATTGTTCCGTTTGTATGAATTGGAAACCATCCATTGATATTTTCTGATTGATTAAACACCACAGCGGCCATTGTTCCATCTTCCATAAGCACATACATTAGGTCATCATCATCACGCTTATACACGATTCGTTTTATTCTTCCAACTGTTGCATCCTTTGAAACAAGCGTGCACTCGGTAGATACAAAAGATTCCGTCATCAAGTCGTATTGGAAATAATACATTTTGCGGCTATCCAAAGAGCTATAGAACAGCAAGCCATCCTTTAACACAGGATCAACGCTATTGGCTCGTTCCGTGTTGGCAAGCGTTGCAAAGATAAGTGTTGGCGTAATAACCTCAATAGAGCCACCATTGACAAGGGAAATACCTTCAGCATTACCAACGTTCAAGTTCTTTTTACCGCCACACATCCAGTTGATAGGGTCAGTAATATCAGACAATGTTATGGACACAGGGTCAGAATCTTTTATGTTTTGTGTTGTAATTGTGAATTGAGTATAGACACCAGACTCACTACCGACAATAGTTGTTGGCTTTAGAGTAAATCCACCAAACCACAAACGCTTTTGATAGAAACAGCAAGCACGTGGATTACCCATTGTAGTAAAGTTTATGCCTGTAGTTGTTGGTGTGCTCCACGTAAATGTTGTTGCACCAGTTCTTGTGATGATTCTAGGCGTAGAGCCTGCGTGCGTAATATACACCACATCCCCATTCTGTGCAAACTTTGCCGTTTTGGCTTGTGTGAGTGTCATTTCAGTAACAAGCGAAGTAACATAGCCAAACGATCCGTATTGATCGTACGAATAGAAGTCACAGTTGTTATCCGTAAATAACATTAAATATGTTTGGTCTTTGCTAAAACGAAACTCTTGGACAACGCAATCAGCCGCATCAGCCACATATTCAAAGCCAGTTCTGTTTTTCAAATTGCCCTTGTAATTCACGTAGAAGTTGCGACTATACTCAAAGCCGTTGAAATAGATAGGCAAATCAAACCGACCATTCAAGTCGTGGTCTAGTTGTCCTCTAATAAAGTTATTAAATACTTGGACTGCTTTCGTCATTTTTTACTTACATACTTCCCTGTTCTGTTAAACCTGCTGTTTGAGATTCTGATCGGCTTGTTTTCCTGTGCGCTCAAGCCAGTAAATTCTAACCGTTTCAAAGGAAGTATTTGTTGTATGTAATTCATAAGTTGCTGGCTTTCGGTCAATTCAGTACAAACATTTGCGGCCAGCTCATACGAAAGAAGCTCAACAAAATCGGCTGGGAACTTTTGTGTTTCAGTAATATCTTTCAAGTACCGCACAGGTAATCCGTTTGGATAATCCTCATCGCACAAAATATAATTTCCCTCACGTGAATAGTTATTTTCTGTGTTCTCAACGTTGCCCAAACCTAATACACGTAAGCAATCACTCTTATATAAGTATGCGTTATCGTACCCAAATTCAGGCGTATAGTTAGCACGAGGCCAGTACTCACGCACCATCGCAAAAGATGGCATAGCACGTTTAATTGTGCTTTGGCGTGTAATATCATACCATTTCTTAAAAACAAGCTCTTCGTGTTTTTTACCGTCATCAATATCTTCAACAGTTCTTTTATCTCCCAGACGGCTCAACGCTAAATTACAAATATCAACTTTAGAAACCATATTATCCCCTATTCTTAAGAAATGGGGCGGGGATTAGCCGCCCCTAGCTGTTACGCTAATTCAACCACGATTTCGCAGTACACGTTACCAGCAGCACCAGTATTGATGGTGGCGCAGATGTCGTATCCGCCAATGGGTTGTTTGTCTTGACTTACGCCAAGAATTTCGGCAATGCTCTTGTTGTAGTCAAACGAAGCAACGCTTGCGCCCAACAAGTCTTGATAGCCAGTTTTGGCAGAGCCAAAGCTCACGCCATCAGCTAAAGCATCTTTGTCAATGACAGCACCTTCGTGGGCATAGATACCGAAGTCAACATCGGTACAGCCAGAAATGGCGCTAGAGCCACGTGGCAAGCGAATAGCACGAATGATCGCTGTGGCTGGCAAAGATTGAGCCAACACGGCATAGTCATTAGCTTTCGCTGTCGTAGCAAAAGGACAAACGATTGTCTTTAACACTTTCCCTGTGGAGTACACGGGGTTTTTTGGATCAGCAGTAAAGCCTGCATTGTATGCTTTCGTCATTGTATTATCCTTTCATTAGATAGTTGTTGTGACTTTCTGGACACGCACGCCCTCTGTTCTCATAGCACCGATCCACAGATCAATGGTTAAAGAACGAGAATTCACGTAGTCATCAGCTTCCTTAACGTCAAAGCGAGCCAACTTCATCATAACGGCAACGGAGTTAGGAGCTAACGCCAAGCAAGTACGAGTTGTGGAAACTTCTTCCAACACAGGATTTGCTTTTGTACCTGCACCAGAGGAAGAGCCAGCAAACAATACAACGTTGAAAGCGGATGCTTTCTTTTGAACACCAGATTCAACTGGGCGAGCAGAAATGTAATCATTGTTGATAAATTTCTCTTCGGCCATTAACGCTGTGTTTTCTTTACCAGTACACAAGAACGTTGTGTTCATAATGTCATCCATATCCAAGTCAGCATTGATTGAGTTTTCAATAACTTCTTGAATCTTTGCAGCAGTCAAGCCAGCGGTGGCGTTAACTGTCACAACACCATCAGAAGAAGCAGAAACTGAAGATGGAGCACGGTCTGGGCGGCCAACTAATACTGGGCCACCAGCGGCTTCGCAAATAACACGGTCAATGACACGGCCTTTTGCTTTCAACAGTTCTTGCATCAAATCGGATGTTGGGTCTTTCAACAATTCGTTGATGTCATCTTTTTCGTCAATCAAAATAGAAGCTGTGAAACGTCTTTTTGTGAATTGACGGTTATCTAATTTGTAATCCACATATTGTTTGCGTGGGTTACGGGAGTTCACTTCTGTGAGCTCAACAGCTCCCATACGTGATAAGTTATGTGTTTTTCCATCTGGATCAACATAACGGACAGCAGGCGAACTTTCCAATTTGGAACGTTGCTGTTGTGCGAGGTGCATAAATTCGTTTTCAAACGTAAGTTTTGCACCGTTTTCTATTGTTTGAGTCATTTTATATTTTCCTTTCAAAAAATAATTTAAGTTAATTTTAAGTTTTTTTTGTTCAGAAAATTATCCGTTAGGGTTTTCCTATGCTTTTGAAGTGCAATAACTTTTTTTGTTTAAGGGGCAAAGGCCGCTAAACCTATATATGCTTGTCCTTATTTATAGTATAACAAAAAATAAATACCATTGTCAATAACTTTTTTTACACGAAAAAACACCGCCATTTTTGACGGTGTGTGGGATAACTTATAATGTTATTCTTTTTCGCTTTCAATACCATCAAGGATTTCGGTATTGCTTTTAGACTTTTTTCTACGTGCCTTTTTCTTTTCGTCTAACACGACAGTACGGGCATTTGCAAAGTCAAAGTCTTTTGCAAGTTCTTTTTCCAAAATCTGTGTGGTGTATTCATAATAAAACCGTTGGCGGCTTTCACGAATATCTGTTTGATGGTACAAAGGAACACCGATCAGCTGGTAAGCCATAGCGGCATTTTGGATTTCCTCATAGGATAAAGTTTTAATATCTTTCCCTTTGTAGGATTCAACTGCCTTGATTTCATCGGCTTCTTCCTTTGGTGTATCTTTACCAGCAGACACTTCCTCAATTTCATCAATATAGCACGAGCGCAAATAGTCGCACATCATTCCTTTGAGCTGTAATGCCATAGGAACTGCACGCCTCATAGCGTTCATCTGAATGAAATCCTTGTCACATTCAGGCATATAAATTGTTAAACTATAATCATTTGGCTTATTATCTCTTAAGTATGAGCCACTTACTTTTACTTTTAATACCATATTTTATTCTCCGTAGTATTGTTTCATTAGTTCTTTTTTGAGTTCATAGCCGTTTGGCAATTTGTTTGCCTCTTGCATTTTTTTGTAGAACTCATCATATTCCATTTTTGGCTTGACCGCAGCACGATCTTTGCCTAAAGCAGAGTCAGTTTCATTTGCGCCATACTTATCCATAATGGATTTTGTAAGAGCAAACAAAACACCGACCGCCTCATTCGGCAACGTTTCGTTTAACGCTTCGGCCTGTTCTTTTGTCAAGACACTATTCAAAGCATCTTTGATTGGAACAATAGCTTTTTCCCAATCAGCGCCAAACCTATTTAGGAATTCGGCTTTTAGACCTTCTTCCCCATAAGTTTCTTCATTATCTTTAACAACGGCCTCTTGAATATGTGCAACAATGTTTTTAGCTTGTTGCTTTGTTAAGCCATTGTCAGAGAACAACTTGCGCAAATCGGCTTTTTCGTCTTCGGAAAATGCAGTATCAAACTCATACTCATTTGAATCTTTTGGGCGTGTATGAGAATAATACTCGTCAATTTCTTCAGGCTTGGCATTGTCAAAGTCAGGGATTCCAATAGTCTTGCGACCGATCAGCCCTTGAGCATTGTCCAATGTTTTCCACAAGTCCGCCTCCGAATGTATATTCTTCGCCCAACCTTTTTCTTGGTATTCTGTAGGAACACTAAATTCAGGTGCGGATTGTGTCGTGGCTACACCATCATCTGCAGGAGCAGAATCAGTTGCATCCATAACGTCAGCATTATCTGTCATTTTTATCCTTTTGTTATTTGTTGTCCAAAATATCTAATAGAACATCACGATCCACTAGATTTATTAAAAATGCGTTAACAAAGTCTTGCTGTGCAATCGTGTATAATAACTCACGATCACTCAACCGTTCCCTGCCTATCGCATTGTAATGGCAGGCTTTCAGCATTTGCCGTGCGTATTTCCTACCATCTTCTGACGAGAACAAACGATTAGCTATCGCCCGCCCCTCATCAAGAAACTTTTGCAGATTGTTATTCTGGTTGTCCTGCTTTTCCAAACTCATTTATCGCCCCCGCATTATTCCTATTAGTTTGTGATTCCAAATTCGCCACTTGAGCCTGTTGCATTTGTGCCATAGCTTGTGCTTGCTGTTGGATAGCATCTTTGAAGTTCTTTTCAGATATAATCAAATCCTTGAATCCCATAGCATCAGAGGCATCAGCCAATAGCTTGTGCCAGTTCACGGCTGCGGCAATATCAGGATAGACCGACATCAACGCTGTGATAATGTTGATTTCCTTTGACAAGTCCTCAAACACTTCCACTCGTGTCAGCTTTTCAATATCATTATTGTACCGAATCTTGTACCAACGCTTGCCCTCATTCTTAACTTGGACAACGGCATCAGGTATAATCCGCTCTTCACGACCAACCTTTTGTAATTCCTCAATGGCTTTTGTGTCTGTTGTTTTAACACCTAAAGCATCCAAATCATACAAGATAGACAAGCTACGATTCACAATCGGGTCAATCACTTCAGTTTTGTGACGTACAATTAAGCCAGACAATGAGCGCCCACGAATTGCATAGCGTTGCATACTTTCTGTTGCAGTCATATTAGCCTTTGCAGCAAAGTCCAACAGAATATCAATCTTGAATGCTGTGGCAACTTTCTCATTCAAGTATGGCAATAAGAAGTTAATCAATCCAGTTGGATCGCCAATATCTTGCATCTTAACGATTGGGTCAAGGCCATTAAGAGCTGTAGCATTAAACACGGTCAAGGCGTTTGCAGATGTATCAACTACGCTATCACCAAACAACGAATCACCATAAACACCGATAGGTGGCTTGTTCATTTTATCAAGTGTTTCCATAACACCAGCCACGCCCTCGTTAATACATTCTATTGTGGATAACAACATAGAGCCAGATGAGCGGCCATAGATTTCGCCACGCACTTTTTCTTCACGCCCAACACAAATTGGCTTTTCCATAAAGTATTCCATAAAGAACACATCCTCATCCTTTGTGGCCGATTCTTCAAACCAATAGCCAATATACTTTGCGAGCTTTCGCCCTGCCCCTGTCGGGTCATACATATCAGATGGCAAGATTGCGTTAATGATGACGTGTGTGTTGTTCATATTGCCAGCTTTGTAATCGTTTCGTATTTTTTCGGGCAACTTGTTAAATTGTTCCTGATCAAAGCCTTCTGCCTTATCGCAGAACTCTTGCACAATACGATTGACACGCCAGTTATATGTGTTGAACACTACGTCAACAAGGCCGTTCTTACCCTCGTCAATGCACATTGTGTCCACGCCATAGGCACGATAGAGCAACGCATTGTGTGCTGTTCCGTTCTCATAACCTGCATTTTTGAAACAGCCAATAGCAGAAGTACCGACACATTTTTGATCGTAAAAGTATTCAGCCAAAGCTCCATCTAATCCTGCATCTTGGTGATTCATTTGGAACAATAGCTTTTCTGTGGCATAAGCATACCAGTCTTTTACTTCGTCAATATCGGCAAGGTCAAGGACTTCATCAGATGGCTCAATGGTTAAAACACCCTCACCATTTCCCCACATAATCCCTTTAAGATAATCGGCAGATTGTTGCACAGATAAGGCAGCGGTCGGGTCATAAGTATATTTATCCAAGTCTTTATCTTCTGTCGGCTGTCTGTCTTTTGTAGCACCGTTTTGAATCGGACTTTTAATACCGACATACTTTGCAATCTTTTCCCAGCGTGATTTGTATTTTTCACGTTCAGACCTTAGTTCTTCATAAAGTTGTTTGATATACTTAAATGAGGCCATTTGAACTCCTTATCCAAAAAGTCTGCCAATAATACCATTACTTGATTGCCGTTTGCCATAAGAGAAAATACCGCCAGAAGAAACGCCTCCAGTAAATAATGTCTTTCTAATGTTTCCTAACAAGCCTTTGTTTTGTTCTTCATCCATTTGAGCGTTCTTTGTGTTTCCTGTTTCTGTTACTGGCGTTCCCTTTTTAGATGTGAATACGCCAGCTAATTCAGATGGGGCGCTTGCAGCGTTTTGTTGCTGTGATTGTTGTTGCTGCTGTTGTTGAGCGGCTTGTTGCTGCAGTTTTTTCATTTGTTTATATAATTTAGCAAAATTAAATCCCATAATGCCTCCTAATTACCTAAAATGTTTCGCCCTGATTTCTTTTGCACTTCGTCAAGCTGTTCACCCAATATACCACCTTGTGTTGCCAACAAACGAGCACGTGCCTTCTTTGCATTGTCAGCAGAACTTTCAATAATTTGGCTTGCCTGTGAAGTATCCACTGCCGCCCCAGATGGAGTTTTTGTTAGCCTTTTTAGTGCATAAGCACCTGTTAATGCTAACGATGCACCACCAGTAAAAGGGGCTGCAACAACTCCCAACGCTGCGCCGACTTTCCCACCAGTTACTTTTCTTGCTGCCTTTTTTAATTTACTGCCAATTCCCATAATAGCCTCCTTTTATCGCTATAAATCTATTATCTTGTTTTTTTTAGATAATGTCAAGAATTAAATTTGCCACCTGCTTTTATTCACTTTCTTGATTGTGTTCGTTGTTCTTACGTCATCAATAATAGCATTGTCGGCAAGGCGTGTCTTTATACAATAAACTGCCATCATAAGCGAATCGGCTCTATCAGGTGAGTGGATTCCGTTCTTGCGCATTTTGTCCTTGCTTTGAATAATGCGTTCCCCGTTTGATTTATACTCATACCGAATTTGCGCCAAGTCCTTTTCTGTTTCAGGGCTATCCATAATAATCCAGCCGTTGTGCAAATAATGGTATAGCGTGTAATAGCCAAATGCCCTTGCGTTTGCATATTCGTTTGGCACGCCCTGCGTTGTCGCACCATCAAACTTGTCTATCCTTATGCCCAGCTCACGCAACCTAGAATATACCACATACCCCATACCGCCACAATCCAATATAGAATAGTCTGGCTTATATTCGCCAATGATATTGACAATCTTGCCAATGCTAACCATAGGGTCGGTATCGTTCCAAGCAATTTGCGCCTCACATTTCCAATGCACTGGGCTTTTCTTGTCAAGTATTGTAGCCACACAGAAGTCGCCACCTTGTGCAGCAAAGTCAATACCGATCACACGGATTTGATTAAACCCATCGCCAAAAGGCTGTATCGTTTTCATACGGGCAATATCAGCTGCCGAGAATAATAGGTCATCAGATTGATCTAGCGGCTCACCTAACCAAATGTGCCTGTAATCACGTTCACTTGATAGCTTGCACCGCTCGGCCTCATCCTTTAACTCTTGCGAGCAATACGGATTGTCATAGTAGTTTATGTTAATGTGTAGGCATTTATCGTTCCCTAAACAGAACTCATACACAGGGTCATTGATTAGTTTTCTGTTCATAGAAAAGAAAATGCGGCTGTTTGGCTTACGAATTGTCGGGATCACTATATCAAGAGTTTGCTTTGTTATGGCTTCAGCTTCGTCTATCCATAGAATATCCACACCCTCCAAACCTTTGATGTTCACACTTCCTTGCTCACGAAAGCCCTTGAACACAATTTCCGAGCCACTTTGATTGTGTGTGATTTTGTTCTTAAGAATAGAGAAGTTTAGCTCATACTCTTTTATTAAGTCCACAAGCACCTTATACACAGACTCTTCAATGGTGGATTGTGTTTCACGACCACACACCACACGCACCTTGTTCTTTTCTGCGATAGTTAGGATGAGCCTACCAAAGCTCTGTGTCTTTGCACTACCACGCCCACCTTCTGCCAAGAAGAAACGGTACTTGTTAAAGTCCGTAATCAACGGCATCATTTTGGGTGGCAACGCTAATAGTTCAGGCACTTTGATTTCCATCGTCATCCCCTACGTCAAAGCTAATTGGCTTTTCTTTTTTACCATCGCTCACAGTAATTGCTGGCAACACATTCACAGCACCAGACAAGATATTTTCAACCTTGTCGCCATACATTTTAGGATAGAACTTTGCCGCTTTCCATTTTTCAGTATCTATAAGAACACGGGCTGTTGCAGAATCAATCAGGCCATCTTCTAATTTCTTTTGATACTCTTCTATTTTGTCAGAACAAATATCGCCTCTATCTTCTCGTGCACGGGCGTACGCATCTTTTAACTTTTCATCAGTATTCATATAATCGTGAAAAGATTGGGTAGAGGCATTTCTTGATCTACACGCCTTAACCAAAGACATCCCATTAGCAACATCAAGGATGATTTCAGGAAAGAGCTGTGGCATCCTGTCTGGCTTCGCCATCTTGCACCTCCATACCTCTTGAGTTTTCACCAAGTCCACATACAAAGTCACGGCCTATAACATAATAGCCACCATTTTCATAATGGACTACACCAGTAAATTCTACTTCTCCCTCGTCAGTATCTACTTTCGCTTTGATCGTATCGCCATCATAGATAAGAGAACTATTGCGATCGTATAGCCCAGTAGACTGCATAACATCAATGAGCTCATTCTTGAAGTCCTTTACATCTTGTTCAGATAAGAACGACTGATATGTAATCGTTCCATCCTTATGCTTAATCTTGAAATTAAGTAAGTCATTAGTAATCATCTTGAATCTCCATTGTTATCCCACGATTACTATGATAGTATTATTTTGTGGCAAAGTCAAGGGCTATTTCACACCCCACTTTTCAATTTCTTTTCAAATGACTTCGTTATTTTTTTACGCCAACGTTCAAATTCTTTTGACGGTTTTTTATTCGTGTAAATCTTTTCTCCTGCAATACCATATTTTACTTGGTATTCTTCGGCATTTTCATCATTTATTGTAAAGTCGTATGTTCTAAAGTTAGCAATAATTTCATTTGCCTCTTCCAGTTGTTCCTGCAAGCGTTCTATCTGATTTCCGTAATAATCATCAACAATCTTTGTAAATCTATCGGCAAATACACCATCGTGTCCTGTTGCTTTTCCTTCTAGGATTAAAACTGCGTGAGTTATTTCGTGTAATAGACCAGCGATAGACCAGTTATGTGCTATGCTAATGGTGTTTGTTTTTTGAAGATAGATGCCATCCATACTATCGCTATCATTGACCTTGACTTTTGTCGTTGGACTATATCTTTTTACTATTTCTTCTGCCTGTTCTTGTGTTATCATTTTACCTCCTCAATTTCTTTTAGGGCATTAGTTGCAACCCTGTTCGGATGCAAATCAATTTTGTTCCCATCATTATCTATATGATAATCAAGGTAATTATCTTCTAGCGCCTTAAATTCTTTCAATGCCTTTGTGGCTATGGCTAGTTGCTTTTCAAGACGATTGTTTTTCTTGATTTCTTCACAAAGTTCATTATACTTCTTTTCACCAGCTTCATTTAGAATATGAACCTTTTTGCTGAGGTCGGCATTTTGGTTTTCAAGGCGTTCTACCTTCCTTTCTGTATCAACAAGTTTATCAGACCATTGACCTGCAACCTTTTCACAATGTTCTGCCACCGCTTTCAATCGTTTGTTTTCTTTTTTGTAAATAAGAAGAAGGTCTTCTTGTGTTTTCCACTTCTCATAACTAGGAACAGGTGCTAGGACTTCTATCTTATCTATTATGTCTCCCATAAAGGCACGACAAACAAGTGTATCACCAATATAATATTTCCCTTTTTCAACTTCTAGGATTTCCTCGTGTCCGTCTTTATTTATAAACCAGTAGCCATCCATAAGTTGCCCATATAAAAATTGTTCTGTAGGTGATTTAGTCATTTAACAACTCCTTATTCTCGTGTATGTTGCCGATTACTTCAACACCATAGTCCACAATTTGATAAAGACATATTTCAACATTTCCATTTTTTCTATATTCCCGAGGAATATACATGCCGTTCTTATGTCTAATTATCTCTAATGGATGTTTATTGCTGGGAGATTTAATAATATCCCCTTCATATATCTCTTTGCCGTTCTTATCATAAAGACCTGTAAATTGTTCGCAAACCCAATGGTCTTGACGGAACGCTGTCGTGAAATATCCATCCGATTCCCAATCATCTTGCATTTCTTCCCAATCCCAGTAATCTTTCATTTCCTCATCCCAAAAACGAAACTTAAACTCTCTAGTCATTGTCTGCATCCTTTCTTTTTACGTCTGCCCATTCATCCATTGTCATACCTGTGCAACAATGTCTAGGCATAGGCGTTGTTTTTGGATTCCACTCTATCTTTTCTACCCCGATTGCGTGTAAACACATCTCTGCTGGCTTTTTATTCCAACCTTTTGAAGCGTAATCTATTAGTGTTTCAATGCACATATTGAGTTTTGTTTGTTGTTCATTTAGTTTTTCAATTAGTTCTTGTTTAGTATAGTTCTTCATCTTTCTTTCTCCTTTCTTTATTGTAGTGCTTTCATTATGGCAAGTATTTGGTCGGGTTTGAATTTTCCACCAACAACACGACCATCTTCGTAAAGTGTTAATTCTCCATTGGATAATGCATCGCCATCAACCTCATAACCATCATCATCGTAATAAGAGGTTTCAAACTCTGTATACCCCATCTTTTTAGCTTCTTCTTTTAGTTCTTCCCAAGTCATTGTTTATCCTTTCAAATAATGGGCTGGGCTAATCAAGGTTTACCGTCGCTTATTCCCCATATTACACGAAACCCAGTTTTAATCCCTTATGGCAAAACAAAGAGCCATCCAATAAGGTTAATCATAATTACAGCCATAGCAGCAACTTCGCCAATAATTTCCTTAATATCCATATTACCCCCTTAAAATGAATTGTCCAAACGTTCTTTGACAGCAGACGTAAAATCAACATCCTCTTTTAGAAAGTCAATAAAGGCTTCCATATAAAAGTTTTTATTGAATCCTCGCCTTAAACGATCCTCGTGAGAAACTGAAGGGCGTGTGCCATCCTTTTCCCAATAGTCATCGTCTGAATCAACTATATCGCCACCTACATCATCATAATAACGTTCTAACGCCTTATCAATAATGGTAGGCATATCTTTTGCTGTTAAGTCCATACTCATTTTATTACTCCTTGTTTATTTGTTTTTCATCTTGATTTTTTCACGGGCTTTTCTGCCAGACACTATTTTTAACGGGTAGCTAACCGATCTTAGAACGTCCGAGTGGGATTTAGCTTCTTGCATCACCCATACAATCTTTCGCCTTTGATAACCTCATTATAATACTTTTGTTTTATATTGTCAACCCCTAAAATGCACTTTTTTTAATTTTTTTGCATTTTTATTTTGTTTATTTACTTTTTATTAACCAATTTCCTCAATTCTGACCTCAATTCTGGGCTGATCTGCATAGAATTTACGTAAGTGCATATCGGCAACTTGTGCATCATCACGCCAAAAGGCCAGCCTTGTCAAGCAATCATTAAACATTTTCACCCAATTATCCAAGTCGGGTTTAGTAATTACTGGCATAATTCCTTTTGCACGATTTTTCTTTGTTTCACTCTTGCGCCAAGAATAGAATATGTCTATTTCCAATTTAATTGCACCTTGTAGGGGAATTTGTGGCCTGTATGGTATAAGTAGTGCTAGCAACTCATTTTTCGTTTGTGTTGCCTTTGAATTGGCTTTTTTCCCAATAAAGGGTTTCCCTGTCTTAAAGTTTTGAAGAATTACACTACTCCCTTGTGCGGTGTGCTTTGGTGGTTCACAATGTAATACAAATTCTATCATCTTATCCTCCAACTATTTGTTATTTTAACATCAAATCCCTTATCTGCAAAGTCTATGCTTGTTTCATAATACCCTTGCTTGTATTTTATCATAACTCCACAAACACAGGCAAGCATATCGTTCATAGTAAATTTCCTTTCATCAAGGAAGTCAAACAATTCGTTCCATCGTTTATCCCCAAGAGAAACGCCCCTGCGCTTTTGAGAGCGCAAGGACTTGTGATAAGGTCTTTTAGTTTGGCTTTTGTTCTGTTCCATTATCAAAAACTTTCAATATATGCCTACATCCCTTTAGTACAAAAATCAACTCTTCTTGTGATAATTGAGTTTTCATACTTATACTTGCCCCATCAGAGCAAGGTGTTATTGTCAGCAACGGCTCTTGTGAGGAAGTATCTTGCGTGCGTTCCGTTGTTGTTTTTGTTCGGCTCACGGATTGACTTAATCTCATAGCCCTTTTCGGTGAGATCATAAATACGAGCAGACAACCGAGTGATGCCATATAATTGTATAGCATCCCAAGATGTAATGCCCTTTTTATGCTTTTTAAGATAGTGTAATATCGTTTCATTTTGTTTCTCCATTGTAATACTCCTTGTTATTTTTGTTGTTCTTGTTCTTCTTTTGGCAATTCCACAGACTTAATATCCCTTCCAGTTGGCTTTTTGGATTCGTCTTTTTTGCTTTCAAAAGTTGTTTGTTCTTGTTGTTGTTCTTCTGTCATCTTGTTTCCTTTCAGTTTAGGGGGCTGGAATCAATGAGGGTAAAATAAATCTGTAAAAACCCTGTCGCATATTCTTTGAATTTTATTCTGCGCTCTATCCAGCCATAATTGTTAATATCCTAACAGCCACCCGATAAAACGAGCCAGCCACGATTTGTTTTCTTTTTTCATTTGATAGTGATTTACCAAGTGTTGTGTTTTCCTAATTGTCTCGCACACTTCAATAAAGTTTGGGTCAAACAAGACCATTTTGTTGATAATCCATTGAGGCAACTCTTTTTCGCTCCATTCATATCCAGCAAGTGTTCCCCTGCTCATATTAAACGCAAAGGCAAATTGCCGTTGGCTGGCCTTGTTAAATTCTCTGTATGCTTTTAAGTCTTTTCCTGTTAGATTCATTTTATCCTCCCTTGTTAATTGTTAATCTTAAAACCTAACAATACCATAGTTATACATTTTTTTGATAATGTCAAGAACTTTTTTATCTTTTTCTACTTTTTTTATTTTTCCCCATATTCCTTGCATTAAATCATATTGCTTGTTATGATTTTTAATTATGTCCTTCCTGACATAAATTCTCTCACCTTGATAATATTTTTTCATATTACACCTAAAATAAGTTTAATTGTCCAATTTCTTGTTTCTTGCCAATAATAAAATCACAGATAAAGTTTCTTGCATAGTCAGGGCTTATCATTGAGCGTTCTTCTGAACAAAGACCATCACCCTTGCCTGCTGGCAAATCACGAATAACTTTTGTGTGATTGTTTGGTTGAAACGATTCTCCATACGTTGGCTCACAGTTTATATACCAAAATCCTGTTGGCTTTTTGAAGTAATCACCACGCAACGACCTATTCTTGTCATAAACTGCGGGCTTGCAAAGAAAGTTGTTCTTCAAATAGTGCATAGAGTCATCATAAGGATTCTCAAAAATCAATCTAAACTCCCTTTCATATACAATATAACACAACTTCATAAGCAGCTCATAGAAGTATGCTCTATCTTGATTACGTTTGATAATGTACTTAATTGTTGGCAAGATAGGCAAGTGGTACGCCGTTCCATTGAAGAATAGTGGATTAGATGACCCAGTAAAATATATACATGGGAAGAAAGCCATAATCAAATCATCTTGAGTTATGTTATCAAACAAGCTAGGCTTGCCATCATACGCATTTTCTATATCTTTGAATAAATCGTTTGTGTAGTCCGTTT